GAGGTAAAAGACGATCGCAAGCATATGTCTATGCTAGAAGATTTCTGGCTTCCCCGGCGTGAGGGTGGCAGAGGTACAGAGATTACTACTCTCCCAGGTGGTGAGAATCTTGGACAGATCGATGATATTATTTACTTCCAAAAGAAACTATATAAATCATTGAATGTACCGGTTAATCGACTGGATCAGGAATCACAGTTTTCTCTAGGAAGATCTACAGAAATCTCTCGCGATGAAGTTAAGTTCCAGAAGTTTGTTAATCGATTACGTAAGAAGTTTTCCTGGTTATTCCTTGATCTGTTAAAGACCCAGTTAGTACTAAAAGGTGTTATAACTGAAGCAGATTGGCGAGAAATAAGAGAACAAATCTCAGTAGACTATATTAAGGATTCGCATTTCTCTGAATTAAAAGATGCAGAGATAATGAGGGAAAGAATCGGCATGCTAACCGAGCTTGATCAGTATGTTGGTACATACTTCTCTATGGAGTGGGTACGAAAGAATATTCTTATGCAAAGCGATGAAGACATCGAGTCTATGAAAGAACAAATTGAGACAGAAAGAGATTCTGGGGAAATACCAGATGAAGAGGATCTTTAAGACCTAAATTTGTATAAATACAGTATAAGGAAGAGATTATGAGTGATATCAACGATTTTATTAATGCTTTAGACAGTGGGGATACAGCGGAAGCAAATAGTATGTTTGCAGCTGCAATGAATTCTAGAATTGGTACTGCATTAAATACGAAAAAGGTAGAAATGGCCAATCGTGTTTATAATGGTATAGAAGACTTAGGACAAGAAGATGCTGACATTCAAGACTCTGAGATCGAATCTAACTGAGGCAGCTGGTAAAACAGTTAAGACCTTAAAAGTTGGTAAGAAATCAAAAGCTATTATCTCCAAAGCAGGTTCTAAGTATGCAGTCCATATTGATGGGGAATTACTAGACGATAAGTATAAGTCTGCAGAAGAAGCAGAGAAATCAGCTAAAGAATTTGCTGACCTCATGGGAGCATAAATGAAGCTTATAACAGAACATTTAGAATCGAACTTAGAGTATATTGTAGAAGCTAAAGATGGCAAAAAGAATGTTGTCATTGAAGGCATCTTTATGCAAGCTGAGTCTAAGAACCGTAACGGTAGGATCTATCCACGTGATGTGATGGAAACTGCCGTTAATAAATATGTAACAGAACAAGTTGCTACTGGTCGTGCAGTTGGTGAATTAAATCATCCTGACGGACCTTCTATCAACTTGGATAAAGTTTCACATCGCATTACCGACCTCAGGTGGGAAGGAAATAATGTGATAGGAAAGGCACTCGTATTAGATACTCCTATGGGTCAAATCGTTAAAGGTTTGGTCGAGGGTGGTGTTCAATTGGGTGTTTCTAGTCGTGGTATGGGTACACTTGTGCAACGAAACGGAGTAAACACCGTAGGTAGGGACTTTGTTCTTGCTACTGTGGATATTGTCCAAGACCCCTCAGCTCCTGAAGCCTTTGTTAATGGAATTATGGAAGGTGTTGAATGGATCTGGGACAATGGCATACTCAAAGCGCAAGACGTTGAAAAATATGAGACTGAAATTAAAAAAGCATCTTCTCCTAACTTGGCGGAAGCCCAGTTAAAGGTGTGGTCAGATTTCCTCTCAAAACTTTAACTCTAGATTATTAGGAGTAACAAAATGTCTGAAGAGACCAAAATAGAAGATATGGATCTCGTCGAAGACGTAACTGAAGTACAGCTCCATGATGAAGCCCTCGTTGAAGACGTTGAAGTTGAGACAGAGGAAGCTATCGTGGAAGATGCCGAAGAAGTTGTTGCAGAAGACACAGATGAAGAATTGGTAGCTGAAGAAGCTATTGAAGAAGCAGCTGCGCCTGAAGCACCTAAGACTAAGGCAGGCATTATTAATGCCATGTACAAAGAAATGTCTAAGATGAATAAAGGCGATCTAATGGCCGCTTTTGATCAAATGACTGCCAAGGATGACGAAGAAGACGAAGAAGAAGATGATGAAGAAGATATGGAAGAAACTAAGGGTAAAGTTAAGGAGTCTTACGACTTCCAAGCTGACTTAGAAGCTCTTGTATCATCTGATGATCTTTCTGAGGAGTTCCAGGGTAAAGCAGCTACAATCTTTGAAGCAGCTGTTAAAACTAAAGTAGCTAGCGAAATCGATCGTCTAGAGGCAGAGTATACTCAGTCACTAGAAGAAGAAACTGCTTCTGTTAAGTCTGATCTCGTAGAAAAGGTAGATGGTTACCTTAACTATGTTGTTGAGAACTGGATGGAAGAAAATCGCGTTGCTATCGAAGCTGGTCTTCGCACTGAAATCGCTGAGTCATTTATGGGTGCACTCAAAGGTGTATTTGTTGAGCATTACATCGATGTTCCAGAATCTAAGGTTGACTTGGTCGATGACCTAGCCGATCAGGTTGTTGAGCTCGAAGAAGCACTTAACAAAGAAACTGAAGCTAACATTCGTCTGAATGAGTCTATCCAAACATTCCAACGATCAGAAATTATTGCAGAATCGACAAAAGATTTAGCAGCTACAGAAGTTGAAAAACTGAAAGAGCTCGTTGAAGATGTAGATTTCGAAGATATAGATACTTTCACAAAGAAGGTAGCTACATTGAAAGAATCTTATTTTGCAAAACCAGTTGTAACAAACCAAGAAGAACAGCTTGCTGAAGACACAGATGATCAGGTAGAATTATCTCCTATCATGTCTAAATATGCTACTGCTCTTTCAAAATCTTTAAAAAAGTAAATCAGGAGTATTACCTTAATGTTTAATTCAGAGCAAATCCAGGAAAAATGGGCGCCTATTCTCGAGCACTCAGAGATTCCTACAATTCAAGATAGCTACAAGAAGAGCGTAACTGCAGTACTTCTTGAGAACCAAGAAAAAGCACTAGCTGAAGAGCGCGGTGCAATGGGCTTCATGACTGAAACTGCTGCTAACGCTACTACTGGTGGTACTGGCAACATGGCTAACTGGGACCCAGTCCTGATCAGCCTCGTTCGTCGTGCAATGCCTAACCTTATGGCTTACGACGTAGCTGGTGTACAGCCTATGTCTGGTCCTACTGGTTTGATCTTCGCTATGAAGAGCAAGTACACTTCACAAGGTGGCGCAGAAGCTTTGTTTGACGAAGCAAACGCTGGCTTCTCTGGTAACGGTACTGCAAACGGCGGTGATTCTTCATCTGTTGCTGGTACTACTGGTACTGATGCTAACACTGACGGCGTAGAAGATAGTTTTGCTGTTGGCGCTGGCCTTGCTACAGCTGATGGTGAAGCTCTTGGTAACACTGGCGATCCTTTCGCTCAAATGGCTTTCTCAATCGAGAAGACTAGCGTAACTGCTAAGACTCGTGCACTCAAAGCTGAGTACACTATGGAATTGGCACAAGACCTTAAAGCTGTTCACGGTCTTGACGCTGAAAGCGAACTTGCTAACATCCTTTCAGCTGAGATCCTTGCTGAAATCAACCGTGAAGTTATCCGTACTATCAACGTTAAAGCGAAGCTTGGTGCACAAACTTCTAACGTTGCTGCTCCTGGTACTTTCGACGTTGAAACTGATTCCGACGGTCGTTGGTCAGTTGAGAAGTTCAAAGGTCTCATGGTTCAGATCGAGCGTGAAGCTAACGCAATTGCTAAAGACACACGTCGTGGCAAAGGTAACTTCATTATCTGTTCTTCAGACGTAGCTTCTGCATTGACTGCAGCTGGTATGCTTGATTACACTCCTGCTCTTTCAGCTAACCTGAACGTTGACGATACTGGTTCAACATTCGCAGGCGTATTGAACGGTCGCACTAAGGTCTATATCGATCCTTATGCAACACGTGACTACGTAACTGTTGGTTACCGTGGTACTAACCCATACGACGCAGGTCTCTTCTACGCTCCTTACGTTCCATTAACAATGGTTCGTGCAGTTGGCGAAGTTGACTTCCAGCCACGTATCGGCTTTAAGACTCGCTACGGTATGGTTGCTAACCCATTCGCTGGTGGTGCTTCATCATCAGAGACTGGTACAAACCGTGCAAACCAGTACTACCGCATCTTTGCAGTAGAAAATATCCTCGTATAAGGATAATTAAAAGAAGTAAGTTTAACTTACCACTTTTGAAAGGTGCTCTTCGGAGCACCTTTTTTTTCGCATAAATACTAGTGTAAAAGTAATTTATTTGGATAATCAATATGCCATATGACTTAAAAGTTAACTTCAATCAAGAAGCGTCATCTGCCTTAGCATCGGATTTGAACTATGTAAACCCTACAGCTTTTCAGCTGGTTATAGATAATCTGAAGTATCCCAATGCACAGTTTAATGTACAGCAGGTTGCTTTACCTGAATTATCTGTTACTAATCCAGATATAGCTACTCGTCAAAGAAATATACTTGCGACGCCAGCTAAAGTAAACTACGGTTCGCTAGAGCTTACGTTCCTTATTGATGAGAAGCTTATTAACTATATGGAAATACACGATTGGATCTATGGATTAGCTACAGAGCAAGAAAGTAAATCCCTAAAGACACAGCGTGATTTGCAGCTTCTTATACTAGACTCCAACAACAATGTTGTTCGTGAGATCCAGTTTGTTAATGCACAACCTGTTAGTCTAGGATCTATTCCATTTGATATTACATCAGCTGACATCGCATATCTAACCGCAACGGTTTCTTTTGAATACGACTATTTCAAATTTAAGCGAGATGTGATATAATATATACTATATGAATTGAAAGGAACTATGTTATGACTCTAGATCAGATACTTGAAATGTGGAAAAAAGATTCAGTAATAGATGATATCCGCCTCGATGAAGCATCAAAAGACGGTGCAGCACTTCACTCAAAATACCTAGAACTACTTTCTATTAATAAGCTACAGCTTAAAAGGCGTGATGCCGAATTTAAGATTCTGCTAAAGAATAAATGGCTTTGGTATAATGGTAAGCTTACTAAGGATCAGATAGATCAACTTGGCTGGGAATACGATGCTCTAAACGGGCTTAAGATTCTCAAAGGAGAAATGGATTATTATTATGATGCTGATCCACATATCCAAGAGGCTAATGCTCGTATCGACTATCTAAAAACAATGATAGATACTTTAGAAGAGATCATTAGTAATATCAGATGGCGCCATTCTACTATTAAGAATATGATAGATTGGCGTAAATTTGAATCAGGTAGTTAATGAACATAAAAGTACAGTATAAGAATCATGCCTTTTTGCATATAGACTGCGATCCTGGCATAGCGAATGAAATTAATGATTTCTTTTGCTTTTATGCTGTAAACTATAAGTTCATGCCATCCTATAAGAATAAATTCTGGGACGGTAAGATCCGCTTATTCGACGTGCGTACGCGCGAACTACCTGCAGGATTATTTAAGTACTTACAAGAATTTGCGGCAACACCTGGTAGAGATTATGCTCTAGAGCTTATTCATAATAATTACTATGGTATACCTTCGACCGGTGAAGATGTAGATATATCTTTTATGAAAGATATTACCTATACCTCTAAAGGCACACAAATTTTTCCTAAGGATTACCAAGAGCAAGCAGTGAACCATGCTTTAACAAATAAGCGTGCTATGCTTATATCTCCAACAGCTTCTGGTAAAAGCTTAATCATATACACCCTTATTCGATGGTATCTTCATAACTACGATAAGAAAGTTATTATTGTTGTTCCGACTACTTCATTAGTTGAACAAATGTATAAGGACTTTGGGGATTATTCAGAGTATGACGAACACTTCAATAATGAAGAATCTTGCCATAGAATATACTCAGGGCGTGAAAAGAACTTTACACAGAGAGTAGTTATAACAACCTGGCAGTCAATC